AAATGAATGGTAACGATTTAACAATCAACCGAGATATGAGCCAATACACAATTTTGGCATCTCCTGAACCGATTGGATATTGGCAGATTACACCTGAGGTAAAAGGTGGTTGGTCTACAAGGTTTGCTGTGTATGCGCCACTAAATCCAACGCATATTAAAAACACAGAAGAATTGCTTGGTTGGAAATGGATTGATGGAAAGGCACAAGAGAGATGAACAATGAACCAGTAGCGTGGATGGATAAAGAAAGCAATATCACCATGATTGGTGGTATTTACCCAAAAAAGCTAGAGCAATATTTAAGCGTATTAGAATCTAGGATTATTGCTTTGGAATCCCATCCAGCAAAGACACTAACAGATGACCCATTGGTTAATTTCAAACCTGTATGGCAAGAAAAGTCTGAACTGACACTAACAGATGAGGAAATACGGAAGGTAGCAGATGAAGTGTTTAAAGACTACAAGAATTGGCATCACTACCAAATAGATTTTGCTAGAGCAATACTAAGAAAGGCACAAGAGAAATGAGCTCTTGGCTAATTATCGTTACAGGTCTTATTTATCTTTATATTGGCTGTGAACAAGGGTTTAAAGGCAATATTGCTTTGTGTATTACTTATGTTAGTTATGCTGCTGCTAACGTAGGTCTTTACTTAATGGCCAAATGACTGCCGTTCACTTACCAGCTCATGGGCTGACCTTCGTCCATATCCCTAAAAATGCAGGCAATTCTGTATTAAAGTGGTTTCATAATCATCGGGATCATTTAGGGCAAGTTATGTTTTTGGAATACCACCAAAGCTTGACCCAGATGGCCTGTTATCTTCCTATTATGCTAACCTTTGCCATAGTTAGAAATCCGTATGCCAGAGTTGTTAGTGGCTACTTATATGCCAGAGATGGGCAATCAGACTGGTGCAAGCACTATCGGGCTAAGAATGGGCTAGATAAAGACTTTCCTGACTTTGCTACTTTTGTAGATCGGCTTGAGACTTATAAGACTATGCACTGGTTTGACTCGGCCACAAATCAATATGAATGGATAGCCAACGGGGTTAATTTTCTGCTTCGGTTAGAAACCTTAGACGAAGATTTCAAGATTATTCAAGATTTATTAGGAATTTATACGCCTTTGGGTAAAGAAAACCATATTGATCAAGGGCGTTACCAGGACTACTACACCGATAAAGAGATAAAAAAGATATCTAAGGTCTTTGAGCATGACCTAGACTTCTTTAAATACTCATACTAGCTTTACTATCCCCATTCTTTTTATGTCTTCGTCAGATAGATCGGGGACAAATCTAAATCCACAGATGATTCTATTTGGCTGTTGGGCGTTGCCCTTGTGCAAGATGGTGGTATTGACCAGCGCAGCCCGTTTATCGTAATAAAGACGGCATATTTCTTTTGTCTTTTCTACTTCAATAAAAGCAAAGTTGCGGTCTGGAACCATCCCGAACTGGGCTGTGTCATGTAACACTTTGATATCGGTGCTATGCCATGAAGTGTAAGAACCCTCATAATCAATCAGGCCAATATTCAAGGACTGGGTTAGGTATTTAGGATCATAAGTATCAACATGAACCATGCCATCAGCTTCTGCCGTAGTTTTCTTGGTTATTAACAATCTATCGAACTTGTCTAATAACTGCATTTTTTTGAGATATTTCACAACTTCTTGGCAGTTTTCTATGACATCTTCTTTTGAAATGTTATAGGCCGTAGGATTTGTCCTGACTCCTGATTCGCCAGCATTAACCAAATCAATCAGCTCTTGCCTAATCACTTCTAAATTAGGAATATCAACGTAGCTGTAGAACCAGTTGGGATGAACGGGTTTATACAACAGGCTTTTTCCAAATGATGGGTTGATCTGATCCTGCCGTATAAACCTTAACGGGCTCTCCTGAATACAGATCGCTTTGACACGCTGCCCAGCAAGCTTCTTCTGCTTTATGACCTAATGCCATGACTGCTAGGGCTGCTGCCGTGCCACTGCCGATAGCATCGACATCCGTATGCTCCCAAAACTCTAGGTCTTTTCCAGCCACAAACAGCCCATCGTTGGATAACAGCATAAAGTCGGCATCGTTTTCAATCTTAATGACGGGTGGTTTACCCTTTTTGCCGTCTCTAAACCACTCTACGACCTTCTGAACACTCATGAGATCACCAGCTCCTGCCAGCCAGCCCTGAGGAACTTTAAATACCTTAGGCAGGTTAAAGGCTTTGGTATCGGAATCATCATCCGAAGTCTGGCTATCTGAGACAAGGATCTTGCGTTTAGCATCACCGATAATGGTTGTCATATTTCTAAAATCTCCCCACGAAACTCTACTTTATCTTCGCCACAGACCATAATTAGCTCGGGTTGTAGCATTCGGCCTTCATCAAAGGATAGCATGACAAACCCAGACCGCCAGTCTTTGGGGCCATCTTCACAGTATTCAAAGGTAGGGCTCATAGGATCGGCTAAACAGCCCGTTTGAACGCCCCAAAAGGTATTCTGTTGATAGCCGTTTATAGGGCTTGCACAGAGCACATGGGTGTGTCCTGTGACGATGTTACAAAAAGCCGCCTGGACGTTGCCATAGCCCGCTGTACGGCCTCCTTTGAGGCGATGCTTGATAACGGTATCCTCGCCCACCCAAAAGCTCCAACAAGTCTCCCAATTCGGGAAATGGTATTTCAGGCTGAACCCGTCAACACCGCTATATTCAGGAACTTTGTTGACCAGCCAAGATTCATACCGCATATCGTGGTTACCCAGTGTCCATATGAGTCGGCAACCAGCTGGCCTGACCTTTTCAATTTCGTTTAAATGCCAACGACAGGCTTCTAATTCTTCTAAAACTGTGGGTTTGGCATCGTAATTGATGGAAGGAAAGCGAGAGAGAACTTGTCCGTCAAACGCATCACCGTTACAAACGATGACTTGGGGCTTAAAATGTTTGATAAATTTGATTAGGGCTTTGAAGGCGGTGGTGGTTTCATCTGTGAAATGGGCATCAGAAAAGACAATTACCCGTTTGCATTTGTCAATTTCTATGCCCCGTCTAACATTATGGGCAGCCAATTCAACTTTGGTGGGCTTCTTTTGATCCCGCTGGGAATTATGGGTAGGAAGCTCAATTCCATAGCGTATTTCTAAGTTTCTTCGCCTAGCTAAAGTGCTTCTAGGGTTTATACCTAGTTTTTTACCTACTAATGTGGGGCTTCCCAATTCTTTCCAGACCTTGATAAACTCTTTATCCGACTCTGTTATTATCTTCATATGCTCCCTAGCAAGATGTTGATGGGTACGGCAATAGTAGGTTAGTAGTATTTCACTTTTGTTAAACCCATGAATAATAACAGATTATGTATAGAAACAGGAAGCTTTTAGATGTCTTACGAAAATCCCCATGCCAACACTGTGGTAGCTCTGACGGCACAGTCGTGGCTGCCCACGCCAACTTGCTCAGACTTGGAAAAGGAAAAGGAATTAAATGTCCCGACTTTTACACAGCTGCCCTATGCTTTCGCTGTCACACAGAGCTGGATCAAGGCAAGAACCTATCCAAGATACAGCGGGAAGAAATGTGGATAGAAGCCTATCTCAAGACCCAAGCATGGCTGTGGGAAAATGGCCACATAAATACTAGCAGTTGACACATTTTCCATATATGTGCTATATTTAGTATTGTCTACCCTGTAGACCGCACCCGTCACTCATATCCTAGCAGAATGATACTTGTGCAACGCAAGCCCCAGCGGATCCACGATCCCCTTAGAGCCCTTAGATTTCCCCTGATCTAAGGGCTCTTCCTTTTGTACTTGCAGAAAATATTTTTTACGCTATACTAAAAGGGCTAGGATATAAGACGGGGACAAACGATTAAATTCGTCTGTCTGCCTCTTTATATCTTTGCCTAGCCCGTACTCATTGGTGTTGCTACGGTAAAGGCTGTAAATACCCCTAGAAGAAACTATGGCAAAATGCCCCCAGCTTACCGTGATTGCTTGGTAAGATATGGGAACCGTCCTGTATATGGATAGACCGATGAGTGATAATGACAGACCTAGGCACGACAAAGACATCGAAGCAATTATGTAAGAAAGAACTCAGCAAGACTGAAAGCACCTATTCCTCATAGTAGGGATAGGTGTATCCTGAATCTAGCAATCCTGAACGAATATGAAGACAGCCAAATTTATACAAGAAATACATGATCTCTGTGATCCTCCAGCGAGAGAAGCAATCATTAAGTATGTTAAAGATGAATGGAATCTACTAGCAGAAGATTATGAGAAATACAAGGTAGATCTCTTAATTAAAAATCAATCAGGTAAATCAATTGGTTATGCTGAGTTGGAGCTGCGCAACTGGGAGTCGTGCCCGTATCCGACTATTCATATTCCACAGCGTAAGAAAAAGTTATTTGATAACGATATGCCTACTGTCTACTTCGTAGTGAACCGCCCACTGACGATGGCATACTACATCAATACAAACAAGATCTTAGAACAACCGCTTAGAGAAATTGCCAATAAACGATTAACAGATGGTGAGTATTTTTACGATGTGCCAAAAGAAATGTTCAGCGTAATCCACTTGAAGTCTTAATCTCTTTTTGATAAAATAATAGCTCCAACTGCTAGGAGATTTAGATGGACTTTTACAACGAACAGATCGTAGAACTCACTGACACTGTAGTATCCTTAGACCAAGAATTAACATTAGCAAAAGACATCATCGCAGCCCATAGATGGGATGCTACCGAGATTGAAGTAGATTGGATTCATGACCTTGTCACCGAGCTTCGGGAACAAGTTAGGATTCAAGAAATTGAAATTGAAGCTCTCAAAGATTCCCGCAATATGTTTCAAGAAAGAAACGCAGAACTAATCCGTCAAGTAAAAGCGCTCAAGAAAAAATAATGGAGCTCTTATTACGGGAACACCAAGAAGGTGTTGTGGAGAAACTTCGTCAAGGGTTTCGAGAAGGCCATCGTTGCCAGCTTTTGTATGCACCCACTGGCTTTGGCAAAACAGAAGTAGCAATCTATTTAATGAAGGCTACGGCTGATAATTATCATAAAGCAGCGATGATTCTTGATCGTATTGTATTGATTGATCAGACCTCTAAACGCTTAGATAAATACTCGATTGCTCATGGCGTATTACAGGCTCAACATAAACGCCAAGATAAGACCAGGCGCATTCAAATATGTTCGTCACAAACTATCGAGAGAAGAAATAACTTCCCCGATATTGATCTATTGATCGTAGACGAATGCCATATCACTCGGTCAGAAATTACCAAGATCATCAAGAACAATGACAAGATTAAAGTCATTGGCTTGACCGCCACCCCGTTTACTAAAGGGCTAGGTTCTATCTATTCCAATGTGGTCTGTGCTTCGACAACTGAATCTTTAGTCGATGGTGAATGGCTATGTCCTCTCAAAGTCTACATCTCCAAAGAGATTGACATGGCTGGGGTCAAAAAGATTGCTGGTGAATGGAGTCCTGATCAAGTCACTGAACGGGGGATGCAGATCACTGGTGATATTGTGGCTGAATGGGCAAAGAAGACTTATGAAGTCTTTGGCAAACCCATGAAGACTATTGTATTTTGTGCTGGTGTAAAGCATGGAGAAGATTTAGTAGAACAATTTGCCCGCAAGGGTTTTAACTTTGTCAGCATATCCTACAAGGATAGTGGTGAATACAAACAGGAGGTAATTGATGACTTCGCTAGACTCGATACAAACATTCATGGGCTTATTGCTACTGATATTCTTACTCGTGGCTTCGATGTTCCTGATGTATGTATTGGTATATCAGCTCGTCCTTTTAGTAAATCACTTAGCTCCCATGTTCAGCAGATGGGTCGGGTTATGCGATCTCACCCTACTAAACAGTTTGGTTTGTGGTTAGACCATTCAGGAAATTACATTCGTTTTAGAGATGACTGGGAAAGAATTTATTCTGAAGGTGTCAAGAATTTGGATGACACTGGCGAGAAGACCAAAAGAGAACCAACAGAAAAGGAAAAGAAAGAACAGAAATGCCCAGCGTGTTCGGCACTCTGGCCTAGATCGTCTTCGTCATGTGCTTCGTGTGGCTATGTTAGACCGAAAAAGCAGATTGAGACCGTGTCAGGTGAATTAGTCGAGCTTGGCTTTGACAAAAATGCCAAGAAAGACGATAAACAAAAGTTCTATTCAGAGCTGATATACATCGCCAATGAAAAGAATTACAACATTAACTGGGCATCGCATATCTATAAACAGAAATTCGGAGTCTGGCCTCGTGGTTTACAAGAGTATCCCCGCATAGCCAGCTTAGAAACACAGAAGTATGTCAAACACAGAACCATCGCTTTTAGTAAACGCTTAAAGAAAATGAAGGTAAACAATGCAGGAGTTCGTTAATTTCGCAAGAGAACATGGCTTGATTATGAATAACAATCTTGTCATGGACAGATGGGTAGCCACCCCAACAGAAGATCATCCAAGATCCACAAACGGTAGATATAAATTCTTAGGCAATGTCGGCTGGGCTATCAACTGGGCAACAATGGATAAACCCGCCACCTGGTTTGCTGAAGGTGTCAGCAAGACCGAAATCAAAAAACAAATGTCTTCGTCAAACGATTCAAGGAAAAAAGAGGCACAGGCTGCAGCAGAAAAAGCACAGTGGATTTTGTCTCAATGCAGTTTGGAATCGCATCCATACCTTGAACGCAAGGGATTTAAAAACGAACAGGGAAATGTCTTCGTCAAAGGGCTCGACAAACTGTTAGTTATTCCCATGCGGATACAGGGCTCTGTGGTGGGATGCCAGCTCATCGACCACGAGGGGAACAAAAAGTTCTTGCATGGTCAGACGAGCAAGGGGGCAACTTTTACGATTGGGACACGAGGCACTGCAATATTCTGCGAAGGGTATGCCACTGGCCTCAGTGTCAGGGATATCATGACCAAAATGAATCTCCCTTATACGATCCACATCTGCTTCTCCGCAAACAACATGGAGCTCATAGCAAGGAACATCGGGAAGGGGCTGATTATCGCTGATAACGATAGCAGTGGTGTTGGAGAGATGGTGGCCAAAAAGACACAAAAGCCGTATTGGATCTCCCCAGCAACTGGGGAGGATTTTAATGACTACCATATGAGAGTCGGCAATTTCAAGGCTTCTCAGGATTTAAAGAGGTTGCTACTTTCCTTATAAACCTAGCTTCAATCTGCCTGATCCTTTCACGATTAAGAACAAAAGTATTACCCACTGATTGTAGCGTATGACCTTCTGCCCTCATCTTCAGGATATTCCAGTATTTTTCCCGTAGGGTTTTATTATTGGATTTAAAGAGTATGTCAAACTTCTCACGACTGGGAAAGTCCACCAGCTTGTAAGGGGCATCGCCCCCTACAAACACTGGCACTTTACCCTTGCACTTGCTTAGGTTCATCCTGTCCTTTCTCAATGATGACATAGCCTGTTTCATCAATGTAGTATTGCTGGCCTGATTCTTTGGCACTAATCAATCTTTTCTGTTGCCATTTAGAATTGGCTTCCATCCATTGCTGGGCATCTTTATCGGCTTGATTCATTGTTAATCTCCTTTATTTTTTCCAATGCTTCTTTCTTTGTTACAAAAACCAAGTTATCGCCAACATGATCTACATATTCATCATAATTATTTTTATCCTGAATAATCCAATAATTTTCTTGCAATTCTACTGGTCTCCAATTCATGTTGATACCTCCATCAAAAATTTATGAACAGATGCTTCAAACTCAGAAAATTCTTTCTGATCAACTTGGCAATAATCTTTTGGATTCTCGATATCAATTACCATTAAAGAATCCCCGCAAAGAACATATTCGTTGTCATCGTCCATTACTCTAACCATTTTGACCATCCTTCAGAAAAATAAATTTCACCTTTAAATTCTGCTGGGATCAAGTAACCGCTATATCCATGTTTGACCATGAAATCATCGGCATCTGTTTCGTCCATCAGCAACTGGCATTTAATTTCGTGGATGACTGCACAGGGGAATGTATCTCTTCCTTTGCAAAAGTCCCCAAACTCGATATCACCAAACAATACTAAATTTTTAGGCATGATCTAACTCCATTATTCTAAATTCATCCAATTCATACAAAGAATCAATATTGCCAGCGTTGTATTCCATGAGCTCATCCTCAAGAAATTCATTGAGGGCATCTAAGGCTTCTTTGTATGTTCTATAAATGGACGGGATCATTACCCCGTCCTCATTCTCTTCACTCCAGCAATTTATCCATCCATCGCATAGCGTGTAATGTTGAACTTCAAACATCAATCTATCTCCTGATTGTCAAAAGCCCCATGATCCCCTTGCACTATTGCCAATGCTTCTGCAATATTGCCGATAGCTTCATCCAAATCAACCAGTGGATATTCGTCTTGCATCTCATCATTTAAAAACTTGTAAGTGTCTACAAGCAATTTTTCTACTCTTGCAATATTCATTCGATTTCCTCATCGTCATCAGTTTGTTCAACATCGTAAACAACATGGTCATATTCACCGACACAGTGAAAGTCGCACTCAGGTATGGCTTTACCCTTTTCCCAAGCATCGGCTTCACTGTCGGCTTCTATCACCTTCTCATACATCACATTGGTCTTTGCCCTGATAATCCATTTAGGCATGACTAAACTCCTCCAATGTAAGTGGCTCAACTTCAACAAACTCATCACCACTGTCCAAAATATCTTTCGATATATGGCTCTCTATCTTTTTTGCATATGCTTCTGCTTTTGATTCAGAATCAAATGCTATAAGGTTTGTATAGCCGTTATATGCACCATACGATTTCACGATATATATTGTTTTCATTGTCAAATCCTTACCAGCTTGACTGGTAGTAAAAGTCCCAGTTAACGGCAGACGGGTTTGTCAAAATCTCCGACAATCTGTCCCTAGTCTCAGTAATGCTCTGCCAGTAGTATTCATCCTTTTCAGTGCTGCCGAAAAAAAATCCCGATACTGGCTTAAGAATATCTTCATCACGATTTACCAATGCTTCGTTGCATAGTGCAACCAGCTCGTCCAACTGGGCAGAATCGACCCAGTATTCCCCGCAGTCATCAAGTCCCTCCTGAACATTATCGACAAACCAATTATGGATAGCGTTGCACTTTCTCCAATACATCACATCAAAGGATACCGACTTGGCATCGTAGGCCGTAACCCCCAACACCTTCGCCACATCCTTGCGTAAATGTTGCTCTTCTTCTTTGTGATTCCACAAATATTGCTTTGCGGTCAAATACATATCTAAACCCATGATCACTCCTCCTCAGTCATGTAAAACTGCCCAACACGATTACCATTGGTATCCCTGATAGTCCCCGATTTTTGCTGAGAATCAATCATATTTGAGACCAGCTCTAAATTGGCAACCAATTCGTCATACAGTGATTCTTCATACACTGCGTTATCAGTGCGTATTTCCAGTTTGAACATCATTTCAATCTCCTAGCAGTTAATCAAAGACTGGATCACTCCAGTTTCGTCCTTACAGACTCATCAGTTTGATAGGCACTTCTCACGCCATTTACGGGCATTGTCATTCAATGCTGGGTAAAGCTCATCCAGCTTATGTATCAGCTTCTTTGGTGCGTTGAAGTAGTAAGGCATCATATCTTCTGTCATTTCTTTCATGACCCATTCTTTTGCAGAACACTCAAGCAATATGACCATGCCAAACCCAGTCTTAGTGCCATCGGCTTTAACGACATTCAGAATGCCGTATGCTTCCCGTCCCTTGATGCTGATATCAGTCAACTCAAAAGACGGGTTAGTGCCAATTTCACCAACTTGTTTAAATTCGTCTGCCAACCAGCGTTTTTTATCGCCATGATAAGGCGGAGTCATTCCAGTCCATCCCATGTTATTGCTCCTCAGTAATGTTAAACAATGCTCTCATATGATTCTCAAGGTAATGTAATTTACTTATCTGTTCGTCAATAAAATCACGCATATTGTCAAACTCCTGAAAACCAGCTACTGGCATCCCTTTCAAATAATTGGTTTTCCCTAAGTCCATTAGATCAAAATACATTTCTTGAACAGTCGTATATAGGTTTGATTCAACTCCCATGTTATTGCTCCTCGATTGATTCATCTACATCAGATTGTGAATAGCCCGACAAAATCTCAGGCCGATATTTGCTCAAGACTGCATCCACGCATTTATCGCAGACCCTTGCCAACGGGATACCTTGAGCATCGTATTCCCACCAGCTATCACCACTATGTTCACAGATCATATGACTCTCCCCCATTTGAGAATTGCAGAAACTACTAACCATATGGCATAAAAGCCCGCCAATATCAGTCCGAAGGACAACAGCTCAGACCATACAACAGTCATCAACTGATACAGCTCTTTCAAAGTATCCATTATTCAAACTCCTCAGAATTAACATAAACCCCATTCTTACGAAGTAGGGCAATCGCATGGTCATTCAATGACATGACCCCATCATATTCGACCAGACTCCGTTTGCCATCCCGATCAATGGAAAACCACAGACCAATATGCTCAAACAAGTCCAGCTCAGGAATATCCCATTCAATGAACCCAGTGCAGTCTTTGTGGTAGTAGAGCTCTAAGGTAGACTCATGAGTCCCCAAATCTCTCTGCCCCCAGCTCCCCTCCAGCATCAGAGGAGAGCTCACTGTCATGCTATCAATGAGCTCTGCCACGATCAATACTCCGAAGTCAACATAAAGACATTGTCGGCCAAGAAGAAGGTATAAATGCCCGAAGGGCAATCAGTCATAGCGATCTTCTTAATCTTCAAAGTATTCAAATCCCCATCATCAAAAGCAATAACGGCTTTACCATCAGCAACTTCCATGTTGATAGACATAAAGGGATTCTTCTTATGGAGCTCATAGCCCTCAGTAGCCACGATATCCAAGAACCAGTAAGCCCCAGCAGTATCAGCAAAGTATTGAACCCCATCGGTATGAACCAGCTTCGGTGCAAACATAGGCTGAGTCCTCCAATACTGGGTAGTGCCAAAGAACTGGGTTAAATCGATTGTGTTGGTTTGTGTTTCCAATTTATTTCTCCTAGCAGTTAATGATTACCGAATGGCAATCCCGATACCCCGAAGGGCATCAGGATTACAGCACTCAAGACCGATTCAAGAACTCAGCTACCTTCAAGGCTTCGTCCATATACGCAAACAGTGCCATGATCTCTCCATTCTCATCCTCAATAGCGTATGGGAACTTAGGATCACTACAGGCAATTACTCCAAACATAATCAATCTCCTTAGAAAGTAAAACCAGTAAAAACAACACGATTACCCCTGATGAACTTCCCATGATTCATATCGTCAAACTTATGAACCCAGTATTGACGGGAAGAACGGCAGTAGTAGTCGCAGACCCAAACAGGGGAAGTCTCAGTGCCTTTTAGCTTAAAGAACTCTCCCTTAGCTATCTTCTTGAGTAGTGATGGTTGCATCGTTATCTCCTAGCAGTGTTGTCAAAGACCCCGAAGGGTTTCGCCTATTGAAGGCTCATCAGTTTGACTGGGTTAGAACTGGCAGTTATCAGACATCTCCTGACGAAGATCAATCCATTCCTGAATGGCTTTAAGCGTCTTAGCCATATCGAACTGGGATTCTGATAGATACTCAAGAATATCCCCATCCGACCATGCTTCTACTATCGCATCCCAACCTTCGTTGTATAAAGCTCCAGCGTATGCTCTTACAACTTGAATCATCTTCTCCTCATCTATCTGCTTATCCCATATGGCGATTGTGTCTTGTAGTGTCTGCATATCTGCTCCTAGTAGGTGGTTTAAAAATCATTCATCTAGTGAATGAGATTAAATGATAATCCAAAACACTTGACTTGCAACACTTTCTGCAAAATATTTTTAGACCCTTGCTGGATAAGGCTCTCAGGGCAGACCGCCCAGGTGATAATTGCCTTACTTGTGATGCAGTGTCCGTAAAAAAGGGAAGCAGAGCTCTGTAGCCCGCATGAGTGCCGCTAAAAGCCCGCCATAGCCGAAGGCGAACAGTGTTGATACGGAAGAAGCAGTAAGAGATATAAGAGAGTATGTATATGCCCGTCCCCAACCATGAGATAGATAGTCTATACTTAGGGGTATTGATATACCTATGGAATACTTAAAGCAGACCCATGAAGAAGCTCACCCGTAAAGAGATCAAGGAAGGATTGAACACAGTCCCGATTGATACGATCATTCTTGGCTCTAGGAGCAAACAAACCCAGCTTACGAAGAAGGAGAAGGAGTTTGCTGAGCAACTGGTGAAGACGGGGAACAAGACTGAGGCTTATCGTAGGGCATATGATACGAAGGGTAAAGCGACTACTGCCCATCGGGATGCCCTCAAGGTGGCCAGTCGTCCCAATGTGAGCACCTACATACAGGCACTGGAAGCACAGAAAGAGGTGGAGGAATATCTTTTACCCACTCGTTTAAGGGCTCTCGCTATCCATAAGCTCTCTAGCATGGCATTAAATGATGACCTAAAGCCCACTGAGCAACTCAGGGCTCTTGAGCTGGTGGGGAAGATGACTGAGGTGGCACTGTTCACTGAGAGACGGGAGCTGGTGCATAGCGTTGACTCTGCCAGTTTGAAGGCCAAGCTCATGGATGCCGTCCAGCTTGCCATCGCTAATTCCAAATCCCTGAGAACTCAGACCAAGAGAACGGCTGAGGATCTACTCAGAGAGATACAGGATGTAGAAGCCCATGAGATAACAGAGGTGAAGGATCAACCCAGCGATCAATCAGAACCATTGCAACTGGAATCCATCTCTGCGGATGGGGATACGGCCAGTGAAACGGCAAAAGTCGACCCCCCACCAAGTGCCACCACCCATTTTTTGGCCGAGTCCGTGGCGGGACATTTGCATAGTATTCCACACAATCAATCCCAACAGATAGGGGAGGGGGTATCAAATCCCCAGTGGGTAGAAGTGGGCACTGACTTACAAATGACCCCCATAGGTAAATCTATACAAAATGACGGGGGGGATATTTCTTGAAAAAAACAATGTTAGCAAGTATTCACATACAAATCGAGGAAACAGGCGAAGTGACCATGCACACCAGTGGCGAAGACCTTGCCTTAGAGTTGGCTAATGAGATGGTCAACATGGCAATCAACGGTGGCATAGACGGGTTTATAGGTGAGGAGATTCAATGTTTGCAATAGAAGACTACCCAGAGTTAGTGCAGGCTGACGGCTTAGAAGAAGCCATAGTCGGTGTAATCAACCGTTTAGGAACCCAGGCTTTATGCTATGACCTTGACAAGGTTATTAACATCCTCATGCGGGATATGAGCAAAGAAGAAGCTTGGGAGTATTTTTACTACAACATCGAAGGTTGCTATGTGGGTGAGAACACCCCTGTATATTTGACCTATCTATGACACCTGTACAAAAAGAAATCTATCTAGTAATCGAAGAATGGTGGGCTAAATATGGCTTTGGACCAACTATAGACGATATTATGCACATCACTGGCGATAGGGGGCGGGGAAATGTAGCCCGCAAGATGAGGACCTTAATTGAGCTAGGGATATGTAAAGGCGATACTAAAAGAACCAGATCTATTCGTCCCGCTTACTTGAAGTTGAGAAATATCAATGGATGATCTCTTAGAGATTATTAAGCTGCTTCCAGAGGATGAGCAGGCTCCACTGCTGCCGCTGGCTGCGGCTTATCAGGAGTCTTTAACCAGGGAATCAGGGCAAATTGACTTTATGTCATTTGTCAAAACCATGTGGCCAAACTTTATTCATGGCCAACATCACGCATTAATGGCACAAAAATTCGAGGAGATAGCCAGTGGGAAAATCAAGCGACTTATCATTAATATGCCTCCTCGTCATACTAAGTCTGAGTTTGCTTCTTATTTGCTTCCTGCCTGGTTCTTAGGCAAATTCCCACAAAAGAAAATTATCCAATGTTCTAATACAGCGGAGCTTGCGGTTGGCTTTGGACGTAAAGTCCGTAACTTAGTCGATGGAGAAAACTATGCCAAAGTATTCCCTAATGTATCTCTTAGATCGGATAGTAAAGCTGCTGGGCGTTGGAGTACTAATGCTAACGGGGAGTATTTTGCTATTGGTGTTGGCGGTACTGTTACTGGTAAAGGTGCTGATCTGCTCATTATTGATGACCCTCAT